GTGCTAGTTGTGCATCTGTATCTGTTGTAAAGTCGCCACCTGTTGAACATACCCATGTAATGTCACGAACACCTGCGTACTCTGAATTATCTTGTGCTGTTGAATAAGCTGGATTTGTATAACCTGCCATTTTTCTAATCTCCTATATCTTGTAATGTATAGATTTCTCTATACCGTTAATATTATTTATATCTAATTAGAAAAAATAAACTACGCTATTTCATTGCATATTATTTATTGGCTAGCCACTTTCCTATTCCTTTGCCTACCACATAACCACCGGCTGTCGCTAGTGCAATTTTTGCTGGTGTACTAATGCCTGTTTTTTCTGGATCTTTAGCACTTTTATCTTCATATCCACCCTTACGCATAAATCCTTCATATGGGCCGCGTAAATCACTTTTAGGTGTTTTGGCCCTCAATGCCTGTAACAATCTAGTAGTACCTTGCTTGCGCTCAGTACCATATAATCTATTCCAATCACTTAACAATCTTCTTACAGCACTATACTGCCCATTTCTAATACCTAAATTACGCTCTAAACTCATTAAAAATTGTTTGTCGAAGTTCGGATTAGCCTTACCTTGTGCCACATCTCTGAGATACCTTTTAAATTGTAATAAAGGCATACTTGCCCTACCAACTGGGCCAATTTGATTTGCGTATCTTTCTGGATTACTAAAAACAGCTACCCAGTTGTGTAAATCTGTTGCTGTTGATCTAATATTACTGAAATCTTGATATTGCAAAGTTTTTCTAGCATATTCTGATGCCTGCGCGGCTGTGCTGGGATCAAATCGCATTGCCTGCAATGATAATACCGTCAAGTAAATACTTTCTGCCACTTGTTCAGCACTAAGATTCAAACCACGCTGGGTGCGTAGTGCTCGTGCTTCTGTTAAATCTTTAATAAAACCCATCAACCCCACTCCTTTTGACTTAAAAAGTTTCTTCTTGAAAACTCCATTCTATCTACTAATTTTACGGCATTACCTATTCTATCAATTGCTACAAAACCCTCGGGGTCTGCTACCTCGTAGCCGCCATCTGTTTTATAAAATGTTCCAATACCTTCTACTTTGTTTAATTTGTTTACTAAGATCATTTTAATCTGTACGATTTGTTTATATATGCCAAGTATTGCTAATAATGTATTACTGTTATCTTCGATAAACTGTTTGTTTGCTTCTATTTTTTGTACACGCGCCTGTCCTGCAGGCCCTTCAATACCAGTTTTTAGTTTATCAATTTCGGCTTGCATACGATCATCATAATAGTTAATAAAGTCTTGCAAGAAATTTGTAGCATTGGATACTTGTCCTTCTCCTTGGCGAATCTTTTCGTTAATAAAGATGGGAATATATTTCATAAACTCTTCATTTTTCAACATTGTGTTGAATTTTGAGGCATTTGTTTTAGATAAAATATCACTCATCTTCTCAACACCGCGCCTTACAGAATCTGTTTCTCTTGCAGTTAATGTAGCAACGCCTGTTAAATCTTTATACGTAGCATCATCCATCCAAACTTTTTTGTTACCTTCTGGTGCTATTACACCATATTGTGTTTGCATGTCACTAATCTCAGGCCCGCCAGTATATTGCGTATGCCATACTATACCAAAGTCTGCGGCCAGTAATTGCTGTGCTAATTCACTGCCGACAGGGACAGCATATGTAATTTCTTGTGGTCTAAAAGCAATATATTTTTCCCCTTCAATAGTTACTGTTTTTAAATCACCTTTAGCAAACATAAAGTCGCCATGCAGTATGCCATCAAAGTTTAATTTTGGCAATTCTTTTAAAGCCATCTTAAACTTATTACGCAGGCCTGCTCTTGTCTTACCTTTTTCTAAACCAGCATCAGAATGGTTCTTGTCAATATCTTTAGGTGTTTTGTTTAATTTAGGATTTTTATTAAAAAAGCCGTGCTTTGTTGCTACAAAAAACTTACCGTCCTTTGGATCAGTGCCAGCAACAATAGCAGGAGCACCATCCCACTTAGTTGTTATTTTGGTACGTTTGCCTCCGTGTCCGGAAAGCATACCAGCAACGTTGGCCAAATAGTTTAATGCTTGTTTAGCGCCTTTGTATCCTTGCGTAAATACCAAGTCTTCAAGGTGTGTCATATGTGTGCGGTCTTCTTTTTCAAAAAGCCATTTAGATTCGTTAATAAGATTTCCTTCGCGGTCTTTGCGTGGTGCACGGTCCTTGCGACGTTTTGCTCTTGCTGGTCGTTCTTCGTGTAGATCAGATATCTTCATTATTAACAATATCCAATAATTCTGTTATAGCATCACTAAAACGTTTTTTAGTTGCTTCATCAACATCGTCCCAATCTATTTTAATCCAATCATCTACAACGTTTTCTAATTCGCCGGACATTTGATCTACAATACCACTTGTTTTACCTGGTGGGAATCTTTTATAACGTGGGGGCGGCCGCCTAGTTAAAACTTTTGAGTCTACGTACGGCGATATTTCACTCAGTTTCACTGTCGCCCGCCTTGCGAATACTACGCACAAATTTTTTATTATCTTGTCCGCGTATACTATTAAGAAGTCGTCTTTCTAGTTCAGAAGCAGTAGCATGGTCATAGTTTTCATAAATATTATTAATAAGATTTACTGCACTGTCAATGATATGTATAGCGCGACTTTCAATAATCGCACTCTTATTTTTCTCGCTATATAGAGAATTCAATTCTTCAAGTATAGTTCTAGTTTTACGTTTCATATTAATATACACTCTGTATATATTTAGTTAAATTTCCACTATTAATTGTTAAATTTTGCTTTCTTATTAATAGATGTCCAACCAAATCCTCTAACAGAGTAGTAACAAGAAACAACTTTCCAACTTGGAATTTTAGGTTCTGCTGATTCCATTCCCAATTTGAATATATTGTCTGCTTGTTTTCGAAGGCTTTTGATACTTGTTTTGTCTAAAGCGCCTTGGTCTTTGTGTTTTCTAATAGCACCGTAAAGAGCATCATGTATAACTGCACCACGGGCAACATCCCACGGAGAAATAATACTCCACATTGCTCTGGATATTGATGCTAAATCTGTTTTATATCCAACTGGAGCTGTGATCATAATATGATCATCAGTTTCTCTAATTTTTACATCTGTAAGTTTCCAAACTGACATTGAATTAACAATATCAGCAACTCTACTTTTTTCAATCTCAAATGTAAGAGACTCAGTTAATACCCATTCTCTCGGGCCAAGAAAATCTGCTTGTAAATAATCATGCCACCGCATAGTATAAATTCCTGTTAGGTTGTTTATACTATTTATAATTCCTCGTTGTTTCGCATGTTGCTGAGTAGAGAACGAATTTTACTACCACTTGCTTCTGCTGTAACTTTGGGAGCATCACCTGCACTACTGACTGTTGCACTTCTGTTAATTTTGTTGAATATGTCTGTTTGGGATCCTGCTGGTGTATATTCTGTGCTTTCATCATTTTGATATGACTGTGCATCTTCTCCCAGATCTCTAATACGTAAACTTTCCAAATCAAATTCTAGATCAAGTTTTTGGCCAACACCACTACTACTTCTAGTTTTCATAAACTGTATTTGATATCTTCCACGCTCACGCATTGCTCTACTTGTAAAAATACCAATAACATTGTCTGCTGTATTAACTTTACTAATACCGCCTGCAATATGTGAATGATCAAACTCAATTTCATCCACAGCACCTCTGTTTAACTGCGATGCTGTAACTAATACAGTGTCTAGTTCTTTAGCAAAGTTTCTTAGTTCTTCTGCTACATACTTGTCTTTAACAAACAAATCACTTGGTGCTACTTTAGCACTTACCGGCATACACAGATCTAAGTAATCAATCAAAATCGCATCTGGCTTTATACCCTTTTGCACACTTAATTCTTTTACATAACTGCGAAAATCATTAATGTTACTTTGTGCTGGCATATACTTAATTTGTAATTTACCCGCCTTCTTAGATACTAACTTAATTTTCATTTCAACTGTATCAAGATCTTTAAAAATTTCTTTTGTTGCAATGTTAGATATCATACTGTCAATACGCATTGCTGTAAGTTCTTCGCTTAATTCCAATGTAAAATATAAAACATTTAATCCGGCCAATACCCAGTTAACTGCTACGTTTTGCATAAACAAACTTTTACCACTACCACTGCCACCTGCAAAAATATTTAACTCGCCCTTGTTAAAGCCACCAAACAGTTTCTTGTCAAACGTTGGCCAACCTGTGCTCAACTGTCCGTTATTAGATTTTAGCGATAGTAGTCTTTCTCTTGGATTGTCCCAATAGTCTGTACCCATATCTTTTGTAAGACCAATCTGTACTGCTTTCTTAATTTTAGACTCAACTAGGTTGTAGTCACCCTTTTCTAATAGATCAGCACTATCTAAAATTGCTCTCTCAAGTTCTTTATGCCTACTAAAAGTTTCAAACTCATCCATTAACCAATTAGTGTGGTCTTCTGCTACTTCTTCTATAATA